CTCGCAGAGCGTGGACTCGACAACGTACTGGGACGACTTTCGGGTGCGGAAGTATGCGGCGACGGAGCCGAGCATTGTGGTGGGGGCAGAGCAAGAAATAAGGGGAATGCGTGATTCAATCGGCTTACGGCAGTTGGGGGTCGGGATTTGAACATGAACGCTAAAACGGTTGTGTACTACGACTCGGAACTGGACGGATATCTCGCGGCCTATGCGGTCAAGCTCAGCTACGGCGAGCACGCGAAGTACGTGCCGCTGAGGCCGGGCGAGAAGCCGCCGGTGTCGCCAAATCTGGACCTGATCGTGCTCGACGTACCGCTGACGCCCGAGGACGTGAAGGCGCTGCTGGACGGGGCGGCGAGCGGCAGTGTGCTCGTCATTGACCACAGCCCGGCCGCACAGGCCGCCGCCGCGGCTTACCCAGGAGCGTACTGCTACGACCGGCAGCATGCGACTTGTGTGCTGGCGTGGCAGCGGTTCCGCTCCGCGCAGCGCATGCCGGAACTGTTCAAGGCCGTGGAGGGGTACGACCTGGGCACAAACACGCCGGACCACTGCCTGCTGATCAACGCAGCGGCGCGGTCGTACAGCTACCCGGACGAGAACTTCCTGATCGCTGAAATGCTGTGCAACAGCTACGGCAAACTGCTGGCCGACGGCGAGCCCATCATGCGGCACATGGCCAAGCACAACGGCATATCCCCGCTCACGGGCAAGCCGGAACTGTACCCCCTGCCGCCCAAGCCTGTGCCCAAGCCTGAGCCCAAGCGCAGGAAGGAGTAGGCTGTGACATTCGGGTTGAACAGCGACATACCAACCGGTCTCGCGGCGGCCGAGGCGCGCGCGCGCCAGAACGGCTACAAGGGCATATTCCCGCCACCGAGAACCCCGAAGCCGAAAAATGCTCGCGAGATGCAGGCGCTGTTGCGAAAGATCAACAAGGGCGATGCGACCGCCAACAACCTGAGCGTGGCCGAGAATCACATCGCCTCTTGGGCCATGTCGCTGTCGGTCAACTCGTTTCGTGGGTACGCACAGACGTTGATTGATATTGCTTTGGGGCGGAATCGCAACGACAGCCAGCGCGTGCGCTTGCGGGCGATCGAGTCGCATTTGCGCATTGCTCTGGACCTGTTGGCGATGGTGCCACAGATCGCAGAACGCGGCGATCGCACTACGCCGTCCGAAAACCATTTGCGGCTGTGCCTGGACACGTTCCTGGAGCAGTTCACGCCGGACGTATTCACGCAACTCCAGGCGGTTCTGAACCGTATCACGGAAAACCCGCAGGCTGACACCGCCATTCGCGCGATCCAGATTGCCACAGCACAGGCGCGTTACGCACTGAAGGTGCTACTGCATACGCACGGCCGCGCGGCCACCGGTCGCACTGCGCCCAAGCGGATGAGCCCAAAGCTGCGTAAGGGCCTGCAAGAGATAGAGGAGCGCGTTCTGGCCGTCATTCGACCAAAAGGACAGGACAGTGACCGAGAAGGCACAGAGGCTGACGAAGGAAACACTAGTGCCACTGAGCCTGTTTATGGCGGGCCTGTCGCTAATAGCGACCGTGGCGTGGCATGCGGGCAGTGCGTGGACGGCCAACCGGAGCCAGGTGGCGGACCACGAGAAGCGGATTGCGGTAGTGGAACAACGGGTGATGCCAGCGTTGGACAGGATCGAAGCGCTGCTTAGGGATAAATGATGTCTCCGACCACGGGCAAACGTTCGCAGTCTGTTCCGCCGATGGTGGAGATTCTGCGCGCGTTCTATGCCTGGGTCGAGGACGGTAACTGCATCATCGCCAGCGACCGCAACGCTGACGGAATTCCCAAGCTGATCCCGATGAAGTTCAACCGGCTTCAGCTTCACCTGTTTGAAACGATGTTGTCGCAGGCGTACCAAAACCAGCCGATCCGCATCATTGGACTCAAGGGTCGCAAGGGTGGGTTCTCGACGTTTGTGCAGGCGCTGGCCTACTTCATCGTGAAGACGCGCCCGCACATGCACGCTCGCGTACTGGCCCACACCGACCAGAGCACGCAGGACATCTTCGACATCGCCCGCTGCATCTACGTCAACGATCCCGGCTACACCAATCAGAAGCCGCCGGACCCGACCAACCGGGCGATCGAGTTCAAGCACCCGCACAACTCTTCGTTGAAGATGCGGACGTTCAGTGGCCGGTACGCACTGAGTTCCGCAACAGTGCAGGTGCTGCACGTTTCCGAGCTGGCTAAAGCCGAGGGCGACCCCGACACGGTTCGCAGCATCATGCTGTCGCTCTTGAACGCGGTCGGGCTGTCGCCCATGACCATCGTGATTATCGAGAGCACGGCCAACAGGGCGGACCAGAGCGGTGAGTTTAAGAAGCGCTTCCGTGACGCAGAGAAGGGCATCGGCAGTTTCGTACCGGTCTTTATTCCGTGGTTCTGGGAATCGACCTATCGCATTGTCGGCGCCAAGCCCAAGCCGTGGCCGGACCCGAAGGACCAGGAAGAGGAAGACCGGGTACGCGCCGAGCACGGACTGGATGACGAACAACTGGCGTGGCGGCAGAAGCAGATCATTAACCACGGCGGGCTGCTGAGCTTCCAGCAGGAGTACCCGTGTACGGTCCGCGAGGCGTTCCAGAGTGCATCCGGGTTGATCTTCCCGTCACTGAACGAGAAGACGCACAACCTGTCGATCGAGCCGGAAAGGCTGCTGAAGGATGGCTACCGGTTTTACCGCGGTTTCGACTGGGGTGGTGTCGATCCGTTCGTGTGTACGTGGGTCGCGTACAAACCGGGCAAGCCGAAGTTTAGCATCGACATGGCGCGTTGCCCGAATCTGTGGCGCGAGATGAGCGAGTGGATGTACGACCCGAAGACCGGGCGGCCGGTGACGCACGACGACCACGGCATCGACTGCGTGAGGTATGTGGCAACCCAATGGAACATGACTGGGCACGTCCACGTCTTCAAAGAGTTGTACGACTTCAATTTCGCGGCCGAGGGGCGCTGGATTGCGGACAACGCGCATGCAGTGTTGAAGGGTACGGGCAACTGGCCGATCTCGGCGTCGGTTGGCGACAAGAGCCGTGTTGACTGTCTGGCTGCATTCCGGGCGCAGGGCGTACCGGTTATAGGCTACGACCTCGACAAGCGGGTGCGGGGCGACAAGGGGGAAGTCGAGTACGGCATCGACCGACTGAACCAGTTGATCGTTGCCAGCTATCCGATCGTGTACGACCCCGACCCCCTGCCGCAGATGGAGCTGGAGGATCGCACGAACCGGCGGCGCGGCATGTTCGGATTCGGGTTCTGTTCGATGGAACACATGCGAGCGGTTTACGAACGACGGGAGCAGCAGCGCTTCCGTAGGAGAGCGGGATGATCTGGGTTGCAGTCGGCATTCTGGTGCTGCAACTGGCGGCCGTGGGCGTTGCGGCGTGGCTACTGAGGCGTGCCCACAAGCGCCTGCGTGGGGCAGTCGGCCAGATCAAGATGCTGGAGGGGGCATCCAAGATCAACCACACCGACTTGGTAAAACTGGCGAACGATTTTGCCTCGCTCACCAAGCGCGTTGAAGCGTTTGATGGACGGCTGACAGTGCTGGAAAAGTCAGGCTTCGCTGAGAGACGTGAGCGGCACACAATCATGCTCGACAACATGCGGAAACTCAATCCGGCGGGCGTCGTACCGAGGGCTGGCTGATGTACGCGAGCGAACAGCGCAAGGCAATCCCGTTTCACAAGCTGTCCTGGTCGGATGACGCACAGCTTTCCCAGTTCTGCGAAGACGCATGGGAACATCGCTCTGCCGAACAGCAGCGCGCCGAGCAGTGGGGCGAACTGGTGGCAGCGTGGTATGAGGGGAATCAGTACCTGGCGTTGACCAACGTGGGCACGACCAATGCCAGTCACGTGCGACTGGCTACCCTCGATGACTTTGGCCGCAACCGTTATGTCTTCAACCTGTTCGCACCGCATTTGGACCAATTCGTCGCGAAGGTGGCGATGGACCCGCTGGAGCCGGAAGCGGTGCCGCGGTCGGGGAGCCTGCCGGATTTGGATGCGGCCCGGCTCCAGACGGGCGTGTGCCAGTATTACCGCGACTTGCTCGACCTTCAGCACATCAAAGACGAGCTGATGAAGATCATTGCGATGGACGCGATAGGCTTCACCAAGATCATTTGGGACCCGCTTGCCGGCAACGAGTTTGAGTTGACGCCGGAGCAGGTGCGCGCTTATGGCGTCCAGGACGAAATTCTGCGGGAAGTGCAGGACGAAGGGGTACTGCGACTGAACACCGGTGAGCTGCGCGTCAGCAATGTGCAGTTGCGGAACCTCACTTGGGGGCCGGTTGGGGTGCCGTGGGAGGAAGCTGAGTGGGTACTGGAGGCCCGCGAACACACAATCAGCTACGTCAAGGCTCGCTGGAACATCAAGGACGAAGACCTGGAGCCGGCCTACAACAAGGCCCTGTTCCGGCGCTATCGGGGGCACTTCGGCGCGAACGGTTCGATCGAGGAACCGAACGACGACGAAATGGTGATCGTGTATGAGCTGTGGTGCCCGCGTTCGGCCCGCAATCCGAAGGGGCGGCATGCGGTTGTGATCGGCCAGAAATGCGTCAATCGGCGGCGCAATCGCGGGCTGGTGAACCCGTACGCGCATGGCAAGGTGCCGTACATCAAGTGCGCCTGTCTGGACGTGCCGGGGCGAGCTATCGGCAAGACCGTGGCGTGGGATGCGTTTGATCCGCAGGCCGCGATTAACATGCTCACGACACAGATCATGGAAATCACTGAGTTGTGCGCCAATCCGCGGCTGTGGATTCAGGAAGGCGAGACGATCGACGAGTATGAATTGACCAGTCGTCCCGGCGGCATCCATCGGTTTAAGAGTATGAAGCCGGAATGGGAGAAAGGAGTTGAGCCCAGCAGTTCCATCTACGGCATCTTCGACCGTTGGATTCGCGTGCTGCAAGACGTGTTCGGCATTCATGACCCGAGCATGGGCAAGGCTCCCGCACAAGGCCGAAGTGGCAGATACGTGCTGGCGTTGCAGGATGCGGATAACTCGCGACTGGCGCCAGTGCTGAAGAACGTCAAGCGCTGGGGCGAAGACTTGTTCCGCATGATCCTGTGCGTCGTGCGGCAGTACGTGGACGACTACCGGCTGATTGCCGTGCGTGGACAGGATAACCAGTGGGAGCGCCGCGCGTTCCGGGGCGAAACCCTGCTGCCGGACAACGGCGCCAACAGCAGTGGACCCGAAGCGTTCAACATCATCCTGCGGTCGGCTGGCCAGGTGCGCAGCCGCGCGGCACAGATCGAATTGGTGACGATGCTGGTGCAGTACGGCTTCTACAGGCCAGAAAACCCTGAGCATCGGCGACAGGTGATGTTGGCGCTGGAACTGGGTGATGCCAGCCAGACGCTGGACGTAGAGCAACAGCATCGCGACATGCAGCGCCGAGTACACGAGTCGCTGTTCAAGGGTGTGTGGGTCGCACCGGCCTACTACCACCGACACGTGACGCGGCTGGATGAACTGCGGAAGGTGATGAACACGCCGGAGTTTGAGCAGCAGCCGGACAACATCAAGGAACTGTTCCGCCGCTATGAAGTCGAGACGCTGAAACTCCAGGCCATCGAGGAACTGGAGCGCCAGAAGATCGCACAACAGGCGGTAATGGAGTGGCAGGCCCGGCAGCAGCAGGAAGCACGACAACGGGCGATGGCGATAATGGCACAGGTGCAGGCTTCCGCTCCGATAGGAGAACAGGCCCGCATTGGACAGATATTCAACAGTCCGCGCGGCGCGGCGCTGCGTGGTTTTCTTGAGCAGATGCCAGCCCCCAAGCGACCAACAGGGCCGCAACGGCGGGTGGCGTAACGGAGACACGCCATGAGATTGTTTGACCCGACACCGAATCCTGAAACCCCCGCTGGCGGGGCAGCGCCTTCACCGGCTCCCTCTACTCCGGAGACGCCGGCCCCGGACGCTCCCTCTACTCCGGAGACGCCGGACCTGGACGCGAGAATGAAGGCCGCGTTTGACGCAGCGGGCTACAACGATGAGCAGCGCGCCACGGCTTATGAGTACCTGAAGCGATGGAACTCGCTCGACCCGGCGCAACAGGCCGAATACCTGGCCGCGTCGGTCGAGAATGATCGACGACTCAGGGCGCTCCAGCAGCCGCCGGCCGAACCCAAGCCCGCACCGAAGCAGCCCGATCCGGACGACGACGCGCCCAAGCCCGACCCCGAAATCGCGGCCCTCAAGAAACAGATGGCCAGCATACAGGCCGCACTGAACAACCGCGAGAGAGCCGAGAACGAAGCGGCCATACGCAAGGCGTGGGAAAAGAGCGTGCGGCAGTTGATCGACGCCGATCCAGTGCTGTCTGACCGGTCGGAGAAGGCTAAGAAGGCGATGGTGGCGGGTGCGCTGGGTTATGTTTATCAGCACGCCAAGTCCGACCACGGCGGCAGTCAGCAGGCGGCACTTAAGGCGTTCCTGGAGGCGCAGGCTGAACTGGTAGCGTCCGGCAAGGGCGTGGGCGTGAAGGAATTCATCGAAAGCAAGGCCAAGGCCCGCGAGGCGACCGGAGAAGTCGGCGCTGGCCGACCGCCCGCAATGGCTGCATTCACGCCAAGCGCGGATGCACTGAAGAACGATGAAGTGCTGCTGCAAGCGGCGGCAGACCTGAATGTAAAACTGTAAGGAGAAATTCGCGACTGATGCAAAAAGCCGGGCAGCCGGGACCTAGCTAGTCCACAGGCGGCTGCTGTAACCAGCCAGCTCGTTACAGGAGCGGCGGTTCGCGTGGAACGTCCGCGCGGCGCCGCTCCTTGCTTTTTGCGTCGGTCGCTGGTCCACAAGAGGAGATTTAGTGTGGCAACTACATCGGCAACGCTCGCCTCCTACGCAAATGTGCTTCAGTACCGTTACCTGCCCAACATGCGTTCGGCGGTGTATACGGGTGCTCCGTTGCTGGATTTCATCCAGAAGCAGGGCACGTTTGAAGACCCGCTGCGCAAGATCAAGCCCGGCTTGCGCACGAAGGACATCAAGACCCCCAGCGGCGGCTGGGGCAAGGCGATTACCTGGGACATTCACACCGGGCAGAACTGGGGCATCGGGGCACGGAATCCGGTACAAAGCGCGGCCACCGGCTACCTGCCGAAGGCTGGGTCGCAGGATTACGTCGAGGCGTCGTTGCTGTCGAAGTCGTACTTCGGCATGGGCGAAATCGACGGCAACCTGATCGACAGCCAGGGTCCGAGCGCGGCTGGCATCCGGGCGCTGAACCAGGAAATGAAGGCCATTCCGCCGCAAATGCGCCGCCAGATCAACATGGACTTGTATCTGGCGGGCGACGGCATCATCGCGACGATTCAGACCTCTGGTGCGACCGTGACGAATGCGGTCTGTGACAGCGTGCGGAACCTGGAAGTCGGCCAGCCGATCGTGATTGCGGCCAGCGATGGAACGAGCGCCGTGGCGCGCACCATCACGGCCATCAATCGCACCACGAAGACCATCACCATTGCTGCAACTGGCACCACGGGCGGCAAGACCTCGATCTTCCGTGCGGGCATTCACAACACGAACGTCGCGTCGGAGGCCAACAACACGCTGGCCGGACTGGGGATGATTGTCTCCGATACCGTGGACTATGCGGGCCTGGACCGCAGCGAAGCGGCCTACGAGAAGACCAGGAGCTACGTTCCGCCCGCGATTCCGCAGGCGAACTTCAGCATCGACCACCTGGAGGATGCGCTGTTCGAGCTGGCCAAGCGTGGCGCCGAGCCGAACCTGATCGTCTGCGACAACAACTTTTACAAGCTGTACGGCGGCTTGTACTGGGGCCAGGGCCGTTGGGAAATGCAGCAGAAGAAGATCGACTACGGCTATCCCGCGCTCGAATACCAGGGCGTGCCGATGGTGCGTGACTATGCCTGTCCGGAGTGGACGGCATTTATTCTGGACACGTCACTGCTGACGCTCGGTATCGAGCGCGATCTGGACATCATGAATGCGGACGGCAACGAGTTGGTCCGCATGTGGGGCAGCGAGGACGCCAAGCGCGACGCTTACGCCTGGGGCTTCTGCACGCGCCTCAACCTGATGTGCAGCCTGCCGGGCGCGCTGGGCAAGCTGACCATCACCCCTACGGGCTCGTAAGCCACCGCGGCGTGTCGGCTGGAGGCTGGTCTGTGGCTCCATGCCACGGACCAGCCCGGCCCACAAGGAGACGCTATGACGCTGGCCGAACTTAAAGCGCTGGTGCAAGACCTCATCTTCGACAAGGCGCCGACACCGACACCGTTCGCGGCTGCGTCGTTGACCCGCTTTGTCAATTTAGGGATGCACCACACCTACAACCTGATCCAGCCGATACAGCGCAATCTGTTTGTGACGACCGGCACGATCAGCGCATCGGTGCCAGCCTACGCACGCTTGTCGGCGGCGTTGCCGATCACCAATGCGCTCGGCTACACGCGCCCCAAGCGCATCCTGGACGCCTATCGCACGAACACGACGCCGGGCGCATGTGCGGTCGTTGATCTGACGCAGCGCACTCTTAAGTACACCGGAGCGGTGCGCACGTTGCCGCCAGTCGGTTTGTTGGGTGAGCAGGTCTTTGCGGTTGAGCCACCACTGACGGCATCCGCGGCGACCATCACACTTACCTACGAACACGCCCTGCCGGACATGGACAACGATACCAACACCCCTGGCCAGACCGGGGTAGGCAACACTGGCACAGCCAACTTGATACCAGTCGAGTACCAGCCCTTGATTGCTTTCTGGGCTGGCGTTCTGGCGCTGCGGTCGATGCGGCTGGCGGACCAGGCGGCTGGGCTCTACTCACAATACATCGAAGCACGTGATGTGGCCATCGGGGCAACCGCCAAACACGAGAAGGATGCAGGCAGGTGACGTATGGGATACTACGGCAGCCCTGATGTGGCGACCCTGATTGCTCGCGTGCAAGAGACCCTGACGCGCGAGAGCGTGGATGTGTCCGGCTATGACGCGGCTATGGTGACGAACGCCATGAACCGGGCGGCGCGGCGCATTTGCGACCAGATCGTGCGGCTGAACCGGCGCGAGCTGGTCTACACCAAGACGTACACCGTTGCGGCGGCGGATGCGGCCATTGACTTGCCGGACGGCTCCGAGGCCAGCTATCCGCGGGTGCGACGGATCATCGACATCGTTCGCACCGATCGGGGAACACCTGAGCCGTTGCAGATCATCGGCGGCAACGAAGCAGAGGAGCACGCGGGCCGTTACGACCTGATCTACGAAAACCTGACGTTGCGCTGGGCGAATTACGGCGGCGCACCCGAAGCCATGACGGTAGTGATGCGATATATCGCCGCTCTGCCGGAAGCCACCACCGACACTTTGACAGCCACGCCATTCAGCATGCTCAGCCCTGAATGGATCGACTGCATTGTGGACTTGGCGGCGGCCGAACTGCTGCCGATTGCGGCGGCGGCGCTCAAGGGTGCGCTGGAAGCGCGGGTGGCGGGCCGGATCGGGGAACTGACGCCGATCGAAGTCAACAAGATTCGGACGGGACCGAAGCACATCAGGAGGGATCGCTGATGGCAGGGCCAACGTATAGCGACATTTCCACACTGGTAACAAGCATCACGGCCCACATTGCGGCCGTTGGCGATCTGGCGTCGGCGTTTGATGTGATGGCTACGCAAAAGGCGGCCGTCGAAGCTGCGGTGCGGGCGAACAACAACACACCGATAAGCGCCAACGTCAGCGGAACGGAATACATCGGCTACGTGGACGCAGACAACGTGTTCCAGTTTGTCGAGGCGCAGCGATTGGAGGCGGCCCCGTAATGCAACGCAGCCCGCAGAACACGATCAGCTTTCGCGGCCCATTCGGCGGACTGATCGAATGCGCCGCGCTGCAAGTGCCGCCGCTGCGGACGTTGGCGTGCAACAATGTCGAGACGCGACAGGGAGACATCCGCCGCCGGCCGGGGCTGACGCGGGCGGGCACGAGCGTTGGCGTAGCCGCTACAGCAGGCGACTCGGCGATTATCACGCGCCGCATGTGGCCCGTGCGCGGCACGTTGGAAGCGGGCAAGAGTGCCCTTTACGAAATCGCCGAAGTCATTGTCAAGAACGGCAGCAACTACGAGTTGCATCTGGAGCTGTGGCGCAAGTACGCCACCACGACCGACTTTGAGTACGTCACTGAACTGGATGTTCCGAATTGGACGCCGGTACTAACCGAGATCAACTACGACTTCGCCTACAGCATCTCGGCGGTGATGCTGAACAACTTCCTGATTATCCGGCCCTACCCCTACCCAGCCGGCGACCACATTTTTTACTACCGCCACGATGGCACAGGCTGGGTACGGTCGAACTTCTGGATCGCCAAGCCGCCCGGACTGACGGCTTCACAACTGGTGGGCGGAACCTTGCCGGAGGGCACCTACGACTATCTCATCACGTTCGTGGACACGAACACCGGCGTTGAGAGCGCGGCCAGTCGCACGGACGCCTCGGTAGCGGACGCATCGCATCACGGCATCCGGGTCACGCGGGGTGGCGCAACGATCGGGGCCACGCACTGGCGCATTTACCGCAGGCAGGATGGGGTCGATTCGCAGTATTGGAAGATAGCAGAGCGGCCCATCGGCGACATCTACTGGGACGACACCGGGGCGGTCACACCGAACAAGATTGCCACGAACGCGTACGATCCACTGAGCGGCTACCGTGTGCCCCCAGGCCGCGACATGGCTTACTGGAAGGGGCGGCTGTGGATTTGCAGCGGAAACGACCTGTACTACAGCGACTACCTGAACTGGGGGAACTTCAAGGTCACGCAGTCGCGGAGCATCAATCCCGCGCACGGTCCGATTTACCGCATGTTGCCGACGCGCGACACGATGTACGTCTTCGGCCAGACGGGTGTGTTTGTCGTCACGGGCGACGACGACAGCAGCTTCATGGTAACGGACGTGTCGCTGGGGACGCGAATTGTTGCCCCCTATGCGGCGTCGGTCTTCGAGAACGTAGTGTACTTCCTGGACGAACAGGGTCTGAACAGCCTGGACGGAACGGCACTGGAGTATCTCGGGGCGGATGTGGAGCAGGCGTTCCGGGCGCACGCGAGGGTGGACGTGCGTTCCATCGGCTACGACCGGGAGCGCAACCTGATCGTTGTGCATGGGTTCACAGCCGACGATTTCAGCACCAGTGAACAACTGGTTTATCACCCGCCCACTAAGCAATGGTGGAAGTGGAGCCTGCCGCACTGTGCGGGCGTAGGTGTGCGTGAAGTGGCTCCGGGCGATACGCGACTGCTGGCACGGCTGAATGGTTCGGCCCCGGCTGGTCATTTTAACCACATGCACATGCTGCGAAAGGATCGCCAGGCCGATTCCCCGGACTATGACGGCGCGGCGGCTGTGCCTGTTGAGTGGTACTACGAGCTTGGGCCGTTTGATTTGGGCACGAGTTACGCCAAGCAACTGCTATTTATGGCGCTCAGTTGGGGTGCGGACCTGAACGCAACAGGCGACACGTTGACCGTCACGCTCTATGCGGACCAGGCGGCCAGTGGTACGGAGTTCACGGCAGTAGACAACGTGCCCCCCTACATCGCGAAGTGGGCTATCGGCCGGGTGCTGCACTCATTCAAGATCAGGATCGCAGGTTCGTCGCGGCGGCGGACTCGCATCACGGCGTTGGATATCGAGGCTGATTTGGTGGGAAACTTCTGATGGCGTTCCGTTTTCCCATTCAGGACATTCTGAACCGCGGACAGGAAGCGTCCCAGCGGCGGTTTCTGGCTGGGTTACAGGAGCGGGCGGCGGCCACACAGGAGGCGCAGATTGCCGAGTTGGTTGACCGCATCGACCGACTGCAAGAGTCCCAGGAGAAGATTGCTGAAGACCAGCAAAAGGGCATAGACGCACTGGTCGAGGCCAACAAGCTCGCGCAGGAGTGGCGCGATGAGATGGCGCAGCAGATGATGGACGCAGCCGCGCGGCTGGACAAGTTCATGGGCGCGGCCGACGCGACGGCTGGCGGCGTGATCGGACAGATCAAGGAAGACGGCACGATTGTCAACGGCTACCCGTGGGCAACGGGCGATGTGATCTGGAGCACGAACACTACGGCGACACGGCCGGGCTGGATCATGGCCGATGCGCGATGGCTGTTCGCGGACGAGTACCCGGAGTTGTTTGCGGTGCTGGGTACGAGGTTCGGTGTGCAGACGGCGGCTGACGGTCGGATGCAGTTTCGGCTTCCG